CTATTAATGGTTTGTTTTTAATTGACGAATCCGAAGCTGATATTGACTCTATTGCAAAAGATGAACGTGAAACATTAACAAATGAAAGGTTTGATAAGGCAGTTGAAAAAATACGTAAAAAAGAATACACGATTGAAGAGCTGAAAGCTAAATTTAAATTAAACACAGCTCAGGAAGGGGCTTTATTATTGATCAACTTATGAGCCTTTACTTAACTATTTTAACAGCTTACTGGATAATCTTATTAATATTTTTAATATCAATTAATCCAAAACTTCCTACGGGATCAACACGAATAATCAGAAATTGGAACGAGGGCTTATTTATTTTCGGATGGTTAAGTTTTCTTTTTTCCGCAGTACTAACTTTTTTAATTCAATCATTATGAAAATCAGATGCAGTTCACTTCCGAAAATTTGCACCGCTTCCAAAGTCAAAGGAGCTTTAAGCGAGACCGCAAAGAGTTACATTAAAACAATAGCTAAACAAGACTTCTATGGCTACGAAACCGAGCTTAACAATAAGTATGTTAAGAAAGGTATAGAATGCGAGGGAGCTGGGATATTGCTTTATAACAACGTGTTTTTTACGTCACACGAAAAGAACAAAGAGCGAAAATCAACCGAAATAATTACAGGCGAATGCGACATCATAACACCTGAATTGATAATTGACATTAAGTGTTCCTGGTCATTTGAAACTTTCCCGGCTACTAGCGAAGATATTACTTTGAAAGATTATGAATTTCAACTAAGGGGCTATATGTATCTTTATGATGTGAATAATGCGGAGCTTGCTTATTGCATGGTTGACACTCCAGATCATTTGATTGGCTATGATAACGTACAGATCCATAAAACAATTAACGCACCGATTGAAAGCTTAGTGACTACTTTAAGAATCGAAAGAGATGAAAAGTTAGAAGCTGAAATGATTGAGAAAGTTCACATGGCACATGAATACTATAACGAGTATATTAACAAGTTAAATCTTAAAAACAAATGAACAAAGAAACAAAAGAAAAAGCTGAAACTTTGCTAAGTCAGTTTCCGACCAAAGAGGCGGCTATTGAGACCGCCAAGGTAATGGAGAAAGGCTTCAGAAAGTATTTAACCATCTGGACTAACGTCCGCAAATACATTGAACAACATGAAAAATGTAATTGATTTTAAAGACATAAATTTTTCGTTAATTGCTTCACATTTGAAGTATAATAGAAAGAGTTATAAAAAACAAAAGCTAGTTGAAAAAGCCTTTGAGATTGCGAATGAAGTATTAATTTTAAAACAAAAAGAATCATGAAAAATGAAATGAAGTTTACGGGGATTATTACTAATATCCTTGATGTGATCCAAGTAGGAAAAACAAAAAAAATTGAATTTATTGTAACTGAAGAAGTAGACCAATATCCTCAAAGTGTTAAATTCTCAATCTATGGGGACGAAAAGGTAGATAAGTTTGAAAAGTTTAACAAAGTAAATGCAAAAGTAGATGTATCGTTTAATTTTAAAACAACTGAATGGAACGAGAAACACTTTACAACTATTGAAGCGTGGAAAGTTTTCAAAGCTGAAGAGGTAAGCGCAGAACCTTTTTAATACTTGCGGCTAACATAAGTATAGGCGCACTAACTTCTTTTTCTCTAATAGAACGCTGACAGCTCGGAATAGACGGCATTTTTAAATTTAAATAAATAGAAATTATGAAAATTAGAGTAGAATTAATCATAGAAGAAGATGATAATTATGAAGATTATATTCGACCTGGAATATTATTTAACAAAGAATGGGAATGTATTTATTATGAAATGGAAGTTTTTCACATTCCAATTGAGGGGCAAACAGTATCTACTAAATTTGGAATGTGTAAAGTTAAATGGACTTGTTTCAATCTTGATGACGTTAACGATCAAAATGATTGGTTTGATATAACAAGGGTAGTAGTGGGTCAACTGTAATTATTTAAATAGAAATTATGCAAGAAAAGATTGACGAATTAAAGAAAAGGTTAACGGGCAACCTTTACAATGATATGGATATTCATAACGAAATCTATGAGATCAAAAAACAAATGAATCCCGAAATAGTGAACAACCCTCAACAAGATCAAGACGAGTGCGAAGCTTGCGGGTCTTAATTTTTATAGTACATTTGTACTATGGGGGATTAGCTCAGCTGGCTAGAGCGACTGCCTTGCACGCAGTAGGTCAACGGTTCGACTCCGTTATTCTCCACTATGATAAATATAATTTTAACATCGTTATTCATTAGCTTCTTGCTAAGGGATGACTTAAACATAGGCTACTACTTAAGAAAGTGGCTAGGCATTCGTATATCAAAACCTATTAAGATACTTGATTGTTTTCCTTGCTTTTCTTTTTGGATTAGTATTTTAGTAAGTATTTGTTTTTTACAAATATCTTTAGCACCTTTGTTTGTATTTGTATTTGGAAAAATTTATGAAACTATCGAAAAACGCTAAAGAAAGCTGGGACGCAATAAAAGTAAAAGTACTTAAAGGGGAGCTTGATTATACAAGGTACGAAAAGTTACAGATACAAGAAGTTTACGCAGAACTAACTGGCTATGTAGCTCAAGTAGATGGCTGTCAAGGATGCTTAAGAGATGTGATACAATGTTTAATAAACAATTATGAAGCTAGTAAAATTATCAGAGGTTAAACTTAACCCAAACAATCCACGTTTAATTAAGGACGATAAATTTACAAAGTTAGTTCAGTCGATTAAAGATTTCCCTGAAATGTTAGATATTAGACCTATTGTAGTTAATCAGGATATGGTTATTCTAGGAGGTAATATGCGATTTAAGGCATGCAAAGAAGCTGGTTTAAAACAAGTGCCTATTATCATAACTGATTTGACTGAGGAGCAACAAAGGGAGTTTTTAATTAAAGATAATACAAGCGGTGGAGAATGGGATTGGGAAGTTTTAAAAAATGAATGGAATTTAGAGCAACTTGATGATTGGGGAATGGATATTCCAGACTTTACAACTGATGTAGTTTTAGAAGCTGAAGAAGATGATTTTGATGCAACACCTCCTGAACAACCAATTACAGTTTTAGGAGATTTATACGAGATTGGAGAGCATAGATTGTTATGTGGTGATAGTACTTGTTCAGATACGGTTGGTAAATTAATGAATGGAATTAAAGCAGATATGGTTTTCACTGACCCGCCCTATGGAGTTTCTTATCAATCTAATATGCGGACTAAAAGTGAAAAGTTTGATGTATTAGAAAATGACAATGTATTTATAACCGAATGGATTAATAATTTACCATTATTTTCAAAAGGATTTGTATTTGTTTGGACAAGTTGGAAAGTATTAAAACAATGGATTGAATTTTGCGAACCAATTGGAGAATTGTCAAATATAATAGTTTGGGATAAAGGCGGAGGAGGTATTGGCGATTTAAAGAAAACATTTTTAACTGATTTTGAAGTTGCATTAGTTTATCATAGAGGAGCAGAAATAAAAGGCAAAAGACTTGGTAGCGTATGGAGTATTGGTAAAGATGGAAGCACAAAATATTTACACCCTACTCAAAAACCAATTGAATTAGCTGCAATGGCAATAGAAAACATTATTAATCAAAACGAATTAGTTTTAGATTTATTTTTAGGAAGTGGTTCAACAATGGTAGCGTCACAACAATTAAAGCGCAAATGCTACGGTATGGAACTTGACCCTAAATACTGCGATGTAATTGTAAAGCGAATGATTAATATTGATCCAACAATAGAAGTTAAAAGAAATGGAGTAGTAACTAAAGACTTTGAATGATGGCATACGACAAACAAAAGATATTCGAGCAGGCAAAGGAAATGATAGTAAAGCATAAGTTGTTTTTTATTGAAGATATCGTTGCTTTTTTACCTTGCAATAAAACAACTTACTACGATTTTTTTCCATTAGATTCCAACGAATCGAACGAGCTAAAAGGATTATTAGAAACTAATCGTATAGAATTAAAAGTTTCGATGCGTTCTAAATGGTACAAGTCAAATGCACCTGCTTTACAAATGGCTTTGATGAAATTGATTGCTACACCTGAAGAGCTTAAAAAACTATCTATGCAATATATTGAAAGTGAAAACAAAAACACGAACTTCGACATAAATACGCTTTATGATAAAGAAGCACCCGAAGAATTGGAATAAGTTAGGGAACGCAACGAGGTACTTTGTTGTGACAGGTGGCAGGGGTTCTGGTAAGTCTTTTGAAGTCGGCAGGTTTATAAGCTTGCTATCTTTTGAAGTAGGGCATAAAATACTATTCACTAGGCAAACAATGACTTCAGCACATTTGTCAATCATTCCAGAATTTCAAGAAAAAATTGATTTGCTTAAATTAAATAACTCATTCGATATTCAGAAGTCCGAAATACTAAATAGGGATTCAGGGAGCAAAATAATATTCAAAGGTATCAAAACAAGTTCAGGTGATCAAACCGCAAATCTTAAATCTTTGCAAGGAGTTACAACGTGGATAATTGATGAAGCTGAAGAGTTAACAGATGAAACGACTTTTGATAAAATAAACTTTTCAATAAGGAAAAAAGGGAAACAAAACAGGGTGATTCTTATTCTTAATCCAAGTACAAAAGAGCATTGGATTTATAAAAGGTTCTTTGAACAAGAAGGAGTTGAAGAGGGATACAATGGTATAAAAAAAAACGTCACCTACATTAACACAACCTACTTAGATAATTTAGAAAACTTAGATGAATCATTTCTTTATGACATTGAACAAGTAAAGAAAAACAACCCTGATAAATATAAGCATGTTATTTTAGGGAGCTGGTTAAATAAAGCGGATGGCGTTGTGTTTACAAATTGGAGGTTTGGGGAGTTCAATCCTGATAATTTGCAAACGTCTTTTGGATTAGACTTTGGGTTTTCAATTGATCCAGATGCACTTGCTGAAGTTGCTATTGACAAAGCAAAAAAGATTATCTATGTCAAAGAACATATTTACCAACGTGGCATAAAAACTCATATCTTAGCAGAAATGTTAAAAGATAGGACTCAGGGCAAATTAATAATTGCAGATAGTGCCGAGCCTAGATTGATTGAAGATTTAAAGTTCAGTGGTGTAAACATAAAGAAAGTTAAAAAAGGAACGATTGAAAGTGGTATAATACGAATGCAAGACTTTGAGATAATAGTTGAGCAAAATAGTAGTAATATTGCAAAGGAATTTAATAACTATGTTTATTCAGATAAAAAGACTAATTTGTACGTTGATAATTATAACCATATTATTGATGCAATCCGTTATAATGTTATAAGTAATTTAGACAATCCTAATAGTGGAAAATATTTTATAAATACAATATGAAAATAAAAGTACCTAAGACCATCAATGATTTAAGGATTAAGCACATTGATATATTGAACGATGAAAAATATAGAGGTGAAGATATTGACCTGGATACTATCGTGAACTTTGTTGCTGGCATAACAGGTGAACGTTTAGATAAAATAAAGCAAGTAGACAAAGAAGACCTTTACAAAGTTTTTTATTATTGCATTGATTTATTTGATGGCTTCAAGATTACCGACCCAAAGAAAATAATAACAATAGAGGGCTTGGATTATAAGCTAGTTGATCCAATGAAAGTTGGTATAGGTTGGCACATTGATATAAGTAAAAGTGACTTTGAAAAGAACCCTGCATTGCTAGCCGCTTCATGTTATTTGCCAGTCCAATGTAAACATTACGGTGAAACAGATGAGTATTCAAATATTAAGTTCCCAAGATTTGAGCGTGCTGAGATATTCAATAATCA